CCTCCTCGCTCATAACTATCCTTCATACGTTGTTGTATCTTCTCAATATCAAGAGATACGTAATTCAATATAGCCAAGATAACAGATCTACGACCCTCATTGAAAGCAGTTTCGTGAGAATCACCTGTTTGTGTACTGTTAAAAAAATAGTTCGACTTCATTAAATCGTCAAGAACTTCTTTACCTGCTTCAGTAGAAAAGATTTCTTTATATGTAGCTCTTCTACGTTTTTCCCTCTTATTTAACATCAACCACCAGAAATAATCTGAGCCGCTTGCGCCCTGTTCTTTTCTGCATTTGCAGATATTTCATCTGTTTGAGCAACCAACTGCCCTTGTTGTAATTGAGACATCATAGCCTGCTGTTCTTGTTGTGCCTGCATTTCTTTCTGGAATTCCTGTTCATCCTTAACAACAGAAGGAGGTGTTCTCAGGATATCGGCCCCTATTCTTGCAATTCTAGTAATATCCAATCGTTGCATTACAGTAGGATCTATTTGAGCAAGTGGAGATAAGAACTGAATCAACTGAGAAATACTGTTCAATTCATATCCTCTCATTGCAATAGATATAGGATTCTTGTACTCGATCTTGAACTCTTGGACACCTTGCATGACTTCAGGTACAGGTGGCAACATTCCATTTGCCATCATAACATTCACTGTTCTTTCAATCATTGGCCCTAATAGTTCAATCTCTTGTCTTGAAACTAAAGGACCAAGGATCTGCATCCTATCTCTTTGTCTTGCTTGAATTTCTGTTGCCGTAAACCTCAAAACATCGCCATCTTGTGCAGTAGGTCCAGGCAATTCCACTAAATCCAAATAGAATGCCTTCTCTATTGCAGTACGGACATTGTTCATTTTGTTCTCTGCATAATCCAATCTCTGCATTGCAGGTAGAGGGAATATGCGTTCATCTTTGCTTAGACCTGTACGGTAGTAATTTAAACCACCTGGAGTAGTACGAACTGGATTAATAAAACCATCATCAGGAACCATGAGTGGAGGATCTACCATCTTCTGTAATGCTTTGAGATAAGTCTTTTCCATCTCATTAAGCATCTTCGTATCAGATAATGCTTCACCACCACAACCTCTTCCATATGTTTCAAGGCTGTTTCTTTCCCAACGACTGCATATAAAGGGAAATTCGTTAAAACCACTAACACTCAGAATCTTCTTTTCATCAGGCATAAAGTAGATGCTTGTGAACTTGAATTGATCCTGTGGAGGTTGATTGAATGAGTAATTAGGTTTAACTACATGACAGCAAGCGAACTTGTCATAGATTGTATTCTTCTCTTTAGTCGCAAGAACCTTTTCAGGCATATTCTCTTCACCAAAGGATTCCATGAGTTCTTTTGCAGTATGCTCATAAACTCTGAATATAGTATCTATTCGTCCTGATTCATTCTTGGCAAGATAACAGTCATATAAAGGGAATGTCATGAAATATGGACCTTCTCCTGGCACATCTTTTATAAACATAACTCCAGTACCAAATGCTCCTAAGTCCAGAAAATACTCATGCATACTAGGATGGAAGTTATTGTTCGGTCTTGTAAAACCGTCCATAACAACTCTAGTTACTTCTTCCAGCCAGAGTTTGACATCACGTTCCTGTCCTAAAGCACGGTTTTTGAGTTCCAACTCAAACCAATGTTGTGCAGAAGGAGTAAGAAGGTTATGCATTGCAGATGAGAATCTGGTTAATGCACGTACAGGCGTAGAATCAAAGATCTTTTCTCTTTTCTTCTCACCAGCAGAACGTAGGGCAACAAAGTCTCCACGATTAGGAGACATGAGATCACCTATGTCCTGCCACTGTTCTTCCCAATTCCGTCTAGCATCTTTTAAAGAAGCCAGTTCCTTATTTAAGGACTCAAATAAAGGAGTTTCTAGATTGTCCATTATCCAGTAAGCATTGTTTTCTTACGACTCATACCTGTTTTCTTTTTAGAAAGATCTCTTCCTCTTACACTACCAAGAAGCATACCACCTGGACCCATAGCACCACCTCCACCTCCTGCGCCTCCGCCTCCGCCTCCCTTTGCAGGATTAAATAAATTTTGAAGCATACCACCTATCATCTGCCCACCAATTCCGACTTGTTTTATATTATGGTCAATACCTTCTCGTAATCCTCCCAGATTTGCTTGTAAGTTTTGACCTAGTGCAGAATCCTGACCTATATTCTTCTCTAAAGCACCTGTTACATTTTCTCCAAATGATGATAGAGCATCTAGATTGCCCTGAGATGGAGTGAGATTCATTCCTGTTATGTCAGGAACACTGACATGTGGCATATTAACTTCAGGGACATTAAAAGTAGGAGCTTTTATTACAGGTGGCTTAGGTAAAGAAGGAGGTGTTAAATTGATTTTTGGTCCACCTCCACCCCCATAACAGATCGTTTTGGATTCAGGAAATATCTCACAATCCCAAGGTCTGAGATCTTCTAGTATTTGTATTTGTTCTTTCATGCATACCTCCGCATTTTAGTTGATCTATTCTTCATTCCTTTACCTCCTGATGTAAGTAAAGAACCTCCCATCATAGGATCACCGAATGCGCCACCCATCATCTCTGGATTACCCATTTGGGACATTGGATCACCTAAAGATTCATTTGCCTGTCCAAGTAATTGTCCACCTGGAGTTTGGCCTAATGCTCCCAAAGCCTGATTTTGAACTTGCCCCATTGCTTTACCTACAGGTTGAAGGACTTTTTGAACACCTTGTGCTATTTCGCCCATAATTACCTTATTGCTGATATTGGTTTAAATGCTTCATTTCTATTGCTTTTATGACTATAGAAATTGTACTCATGATCCTGAGAACCCAGAGCATGGTCAACTCTTTTCTTTTCTTTGCCTATAGAGGCGTAGCGTAAACTCATAACTGCATACCGTGTTGCAGACATAATATCATCTCTTTCTTTTACGATTTTTCCATCTTTTCTGTGGTACATTCTAAGTTCTGAGAACCAATCACCCAAGTGGTCAAATACTTTAAGCCTGCCCGACTGCATTCTCGTAAGCATATCCATAATCCCAGGCTCAACGCTATTACCACCATCGGGATTATTAAAATGACTCCCAAGCATATTAACCCCAAGCCTTCTATAAAGCTTAGAAAGCGGTTCACCAGATCCTTTATCATGTTGCATCCCATCATGAGGCCAGACACATGGGATTTTATCCCCTCTACTTTTAATAGCATGAGCATGTGTAACTGGAGTTTCTGAACGAACTGAATAAGTGTCATATATATATACTGTATCCGAGTCTCTATCCCATGCCACCCAGACACAAGCAAATGGATGATCCCATCCGAAGTCAAGGGCGCATACTTTAGGCCAGTATCTTGAAAGCTGAAATGCAGGGACTTTAAGACTTTGTTCATCAACAGGGAAAACCAATCCAGAACCAAGAACAGGAATCCCCTTTGATCGCATTTGTCTTTCATGCGGAGGAAGGGCTGAAAGTATTTCTTCTTTGGCTTGTTCGTCAAGGTGAGGTGCATCATCCCATGTTGCATGATAAAGCTGTTGACCACGTTTAAGGTCATTCATGAATTGGGCAACTACGTTGGTCATGCCTTTCTCTGGAGTAAAGGTCATGAAAATCAAACCTCTAGTCTTCAGGGTGGCACGTAGTCCCTGTGAATATATATCTTGTGGAGGTTCCTCGTCAAGCCAGACCAAATCGACTGCCTTTCCCATCCATTGTTCTTTACCCTGTTCATAGGATTTGAACCAGAGTTTAGAATTACGTCCTGTAATATGTTTAATTGTAACCGAACTAATAGCATTTGGAATTCCAGGCATTCTTTCTGTAGTCAGGATTCGGTCTTTAGGAATCATACCTTTACCCCAATCCTCTATATCTCCAGGTTCTCCTAACAGTTCTGCCTGTACGATGTCTCTAGTATTGGAAGTAGTCATACCAGCACACCATACTTTAACAGGTCTTTCAAAACGGTGTCCGTTCCACCAATCAGGATATTCCCCTGTTAAATGGATAGTTGTTTCATAGGCTCCAGCAATTGTTTTACCTACCTTATTTGCGGCCATGAGAAGCCTTTGCTGTGCAGGATTACCTTGCATATCTTTGGCTTCATGGAACTGTTTCTGATAAGGATACGGTTCAAAGTAGAAGAGTTGGTTATGTGACTTCTGATCTTCGATTTTACCTAGAATCTCTACTGTTTTCTCTAAGCTCACTGAAATGCCTCCATCATGAGTCCTTTAATATGGTCATATGGAGTTTTGGGGTTACGTGATCGGAATTCTTCATAGGATTTCTGATAATCTCTACTACGACCACCTGTTTCGTTTCGTTCAACTACACGTTCATGGGCTTCTGCTATATCTGCGACTGTAAGGCCAATTGCAACAGGTCCGAGAACTTTAGCGACAGGTTTGACGACTTTTCCGACTTTTTTAAGGACTTTTGCTGTTTTTGATTCTTGAGGTGGTTCTGTAATGGGTTTTGCACTGGTATCTTCAATATCTGCATCTGAATACTCCCATGCTATGTCAACTGCGGTTTCTTCGCCTCGTCTAAGAAGATCTCCCTGCCTAGATTTAACTTTAGTAGAAGGTCCAGCCTCTTCAGGCTTAACAACCTTGAATTTATCAGAACTTGGGCGATCAACCTTCTTATATCCTTCATCAACACGTTCAAGTTGTTCCTGTGACAATTCAGTATCAAAACCAATCCTATCATCACCTATCGGCATATCAATATTCTTCCTGTACTTGAATTCACCTTTACCAAGCTTTCGATTCGGAAGATTATTGTGGATATCAGCATCTAATGCTCT